AAAAATTAATTATAATGATTTAAATAGAATAAATACATTAATTAAAAATAAAAAATTAATAGATAAAAAATATAATAGTTTAATTGATTATATAGGTACTTTTAATAATTTATTAGATCAAGATAAAATATTAATACCTAATAATAAAATAGAACTAACATTAAAAGAGATTGAAGATATAGTAAATAATAATAATAACATTTTAAAAAATAATATAATGATATACGGTAATAATAATTTTATTCTTTTAATAAATAACTTATTATTGATATTACAAGAATTATTAAAAAATAAAAATATAAAAATTAATTATAATGATTTAAATAGAATAAATACATTAATTAAAAATAAAAAATTAATAGATATAAAATATGATAGTTTAACTGAGTATATAAGTATATTTAATAATTTATTAGAGGAAGATAAAATATTATTACCTAATAATAAAACAGAACTAACATTAAAAGATATAGAAGAATTGGTTAATAACATTTAATTATAATAAAATTTTACCTCTATCTATTTATAAAACTAATTAAAAGATTAGTATCTAAATTAATAATAATGGGTTTAGGATTATTATTATTAGTTTCAGTAGGGAAAGAAAATATTTATTTATCTTCTGAACCTGAAATAACTTTTTTTAAAATAGCATATAAAAGACATACTAATTTTTCTATAGAAACAGTATCACAATATTTTAAATCAACCCCTGATTTTGGAAGAAGAGTAACAGTAAATTTATCAAAAACAGCTGATTTATTAGGTGGAATATATTTATATGTTGAATTACCGGATATAATTAAAGAAAATCATTCTACATTACCTACCGGAATTAAAAATTTTGCTTGGGTAAAAAAAATAGGATTAGCTTTATTAAATTATGTTGATTTAGAAATTGGTGGTGTTTTAATTGATAGACAATTTGGTGATTATCTTAATATTTGGGGTGAACTAACAATTAATTTAGGTTTAAAAAAAGGGCTAAATAAAATGTTAGGAGATGTAGATATACTTACCAATTATACTAATGGTAAAAATTCATATAAATTATATATACCTTTAAATTTTTGGTTTTGTCAAGATTCTGGATTAGCTTTACCAATAATTGCAATGGTTCATAATGATATTAAGATTCATGTACAATTTAATGATTTTAATAAATGTTATGTTCAATCGCCAACACATTATGTTAAAACAATCGAACCATTTACATTATTTAAAGAAGGAGAAATAATAAGACAAACGGTTGGCACTCAAACAATTATTGGAAAATTTACTTATTTTGATGAAATAAAAGGAATATTATATTATGATAAAATTAAAGACGATTTTTTAATTCCTTCTAAAGATAGTGATGTAAATTATATTATTACTGGTGATGAAACTAATTTTCAACAAAATATACTACCATTTGAAATTATTATTAAAGATGAAGATTATTTTAGATTTAATTTACCATCTATACAAAATTCTTATTTATTAGTAAATTATATTTATTTAGATAATGCTGAAAGATTTCTTTTTATTAATAATGAACATGAATATTTAGTTCCTGTAGTTCAAAATATACAAGAACAAACATTTTATTCAACAAATATTTCTTATAAAATACCGTATTATAATCCAATAAAAATTATTTTTTGGAGAGCACAATTATTATCTAATTATAATTCCAATGATTTATTTAATTATACATTAGACCCAATAGTTTCAGTATCAAATAAAATAATAGAATATGAACATTTAGTAATTAATTCTATTAATAGAATGGAATTAAATAAACCAGAATATTATACATATATACAAGTCTATCAAAATAAATTTGTTTCTCCTCCAGATGGTATTCATATGTTTTCTTTTGGAATTAATCCAATAGAATATCAACCTTCAGGTACATTAAATTTTAGTAAAATTGATGATGCATTTATTAAAATAAATTCTAATAAAGTAATTAATTATCAAAATCCTATTTTATTACGTTCATATGGGATTCAATTAAATTTATTTAGAGTAATTAATGGATTAGGTGGTTTAGGTTATTATGCATAAAATATTATTAATCTATCCAAGCTAATGAAGATAAACCACTCATAATTCTTAATAAGTTATATTCTCTTACAATAGTTTTCAAGAGAACTGGTTTAGTTAATACTTGAGAATTATTTTCAGATTTTAACACAATATCATCTAATAAAGAAAAATTTAAATGACCACTAGGTTGATTATCTAAAGGGTTTAAAGAAAATGAATAAACATGATAACCTATATCTACTGAATTTAAATATTTTTGATATGGTATTGTTTTATTAAAATATGTATGACTAATTTCTTTAAATAAATCTGTACCATTTGATTTGATTGTCATTGACTCTATTATCGGAATAGGTGTTTTTATTTCTTTATAATTATAAATTTTTGTATAATATAATTCTAAATTATATCTTCTTCTTTTTAATTCTAAATTTTTTTGATATTTTTCATCTAAATATATTGTCATTTCCATATCATACTTTTTTAAAATTTTTGATTTATTAAATAAAATATATCTTTCTGACAACTGTAATATATTTTCATTTATTGATTTTTTTATTATTTCAAATTCTTTAGAATTATTATTTGTATAAATATTTGTTTTAATAAATTCATCATACAATGACCTTTTATTTTTATATTCTTTTTGCCAATCATCCATAATAATTTCTGTTTTATAATAACAAGTATCAGAACTATTGAATACTTCTGTTTTATAATATATATCTTTTATTGGATTTTTAAATATCATTTTAATTACTGAACTAGTTTTATCTATTAAATTATCAGGATATTGCATAAATCTTTCTATTAAATATTCGTGTTTATTATTACCAAACATGTCTCTTTCAAATGTATCTAAAATAATACCATCAATATTAACTTGAATATTAATATCTGGTTCAGATATAATAGTATAATTAGAACCTAAAAGTTTATTTAATTTATTTAATTTAAATTTAAGAGAAACATCTGTATATGGTAATGATATTAATGGTAAATACATATTAGCTTGATTACTAAACCAAAACTCTAATGGTATATTTAATCTCATTTTACCTTCATAATCATAAATTTTTGTAACTTTATCTATTTGATTCTTTTTTTGTGGATCTTTTAAAAATTGATATTGCATTTCAAATGTTGTTTTATCTAATCTTTCTATTATTTGATCACCTATACAAAAATCAATATTTTCAAAAATATTTCTATAAATATCTGAATTAAATTTAACAATTTCACGTTCATTTTTTTCAATATAACTTATTTTTTTCTCAAGATTGAATACTAATTCAGGAGTAGGTTTTATTTTTTGATTTTGATATATCTTTTCTAATTTAAAATTACCATATCTACCAATAATTGAATATTTATTTTCATCAGTAATTAAAAAAGTAAGATTAACTATATTTTCAATATTATTTGATTGAATAAATAAACTATATTTTTTTAATCCATTTGATTTATAAATTTCATAGGGTATATAAGTATTTTGAATTAAAAATGCACTTATATCAGTTAAAGTTATAGATGTATCAACTATTGTTAAAGAATAAATCTTTTCAATTAATTCATTTGTGATAATATATAATGGATTTTTATACAATATTGTACCTTTTAACATATTTGAATCATTAATTAAAACATCATAGGAATTTGATAAATTATTTATATGTATATTTGTATTATTTATTTTATAAATAAATTGTCCTACTTCATTACCTTCTTTATTAAGCACTTGTAAATAACCATTAGTATTTAAGTCAAAATCATTGAATAATTCAATATTATAAATTTGATTATTTCTAGGTTTAATAATATCTTTTTCAATAATAACTTGTTTAAATACAATAATTCCAGTAATTGTTACATTATTAATCCAATTAATTATTAAATTATTTTGATTAATTGATATATTTGAAATGTCCAAATAAGTATTATTTAAAATATAATAATAATCAGTATTTATAATTAAATTTTGTGGAATTGTAAATGTTATTGTTTTATTAGATAAATTATATATATAATTAGATATATTAAATGTGTTAATTACACCACCAAATACATTATATTGCATATCTTCATCTTTTAAAAATTTATTTGTTATAAATTTAATACCAGATAAATCTTGTATTACATCAGTTGATAAATTGTAATTAGCTGAGGATATATTTCTAATAAAATTGTCAATATATTCTACACTATTATAATTTTTAATATATTCTTGATCATATAAAATAAAACAACTTGAAATATCATTAAATGGAACAATTTTATTAAATCTATATAAATATAAATTTTCTTTATTTATTTTTTCAATTGGTTCAGGTGGATATTCACCAATTTTAGCATAATGAACTAAATTATTAATTTTATATGTTTCACTTAAAGAAGATTCAACAAGAACATCAACAATACTATCTGTAATAAATTTCATATTAATTACTTTTATTTCATTATTAATTAAAAAATTATTTGGTACATTATTAAAATTAATATAATTAACATAACTAATTAATGGTTCATCTAATGTTAAACGATATAGTTTAGTATTTTTATATGTAGTATTAGAAGTAGTTGGTGATTTAATAGTTACAACTATTTTTGGATTGGTAAATGTATTAATTACATTATTAATTTTTATAATATTTCCTGATATATCTTCTATTTTATAATAATTAGAATCATCGTTATAATAAACACTATATAGAGGTGATGTAATATTAATAGAAATATTTAATTTTATCAAAGTAATTATTGTTTGATTCTGTGATATATCATATTTATCTATACCAATAGGTGTTTCCGCTTGAATATAAGATGAAAAAGATTCTAAATATATAGGTGATACTAAATAATTATCATATGAACTAAGTTCTGTTTGTTTATATTTAATTGATGTAAAATCATTAAAATTAATTGATGGAATATTAACTTGATATAAATAACCTAGTTCTTCACTTGAAACATCATATGTTTTAAATGATGAAATTACATAATCAATATTAATATCAAAATTTTCTTTGTAATAAAAATTAATTTGATTATTAAAAACTATAGGATTAATTATTGTTATTGGTTCAATTAATGTATTTATTCCACTTAAAAAATCTAATTTATATATAACATATGATTCATATTTTTCATCTAATAAACTAATTTTATATAGATATAAACCAGAATTAGTATCAATAGAATAATTAATATTATACGGTATGTTTACCATATTCATAATTTTAAAAGTATCACTTGGATATTCTAAAATAAAATTTACAAAATTATAAGATGTATCATATGTAATAATATTATCTTTAACATCATTATCATTTAATTGAAAATTTTCTACAATAAATAACTTTTTTAATTCAGTTAAATCAATATCTAAATTAGATGTTTTTCCATATAATTCATTTTTTAGAACATTTAATATTAAATCTGTAAAATTTTTTGTTTCAAAAGAAAAATTTTTTATTATACTTTTAATATTAGTTAAATTATTTGATATCTTTACTAATTCTTTTAATACATCTAAAATATTAACTCCATACAAAGAATCATTTTTTATATTATTAATAAAATTATATATTTCATCTTCTATTTTTTTTTTATCTCTGGTAATATAATAAATTGTACGTTCTGTATTATATGATATATCAAATTGATTATTTATAATTATATCATCTATTTCTTCACTATTTAATTCTAAATGTAATCCATCAAATATAATTTGAGAACTAATATCAGTAGCAAAATTATTTATATACAAAATTGGATCTTTCCAAAATTCAGAATATTTAAAAAATAAATTTAAATAAGAATATATTTTTTCTTGATAATATTTTATTTTTATATATTTATCTATAGTAAAAACGTCAGATGATAATGAGTTTGATAAATTAGAAAATTCATTATTTGTAAAATAAAGATAATTATCTAGACTAATTGAATCTTTTTTTAATCCATCTTCTAAATTATAAATTAAAGGTCCTTTAATTAAATAATTATTATTGTCAATAGGTGGAAATGTTATAATTGACCAAGAGTTCCAAGGCTTTAATTTATTAAATAAAATAGAATGATGAAAATCAGTTTCAAAAAATAAAATTTCAAAAATACTTTCAATATCACATTGTAAAGTAGATTCATTAAAAATATTTGTTTTTATATTATTGAAATAAATATATGTTTCCGCATTAGATATTGGATTTTTACTTGTAAAAATATATGAATATTTGGTATTGTTATTCACACTCATAAAATTATTAACAGATTTTAATTCTGTTTTTTCTTCAATTGTAATTATATTATTTAAATTATCAATAGAATGATTATTTATACTATTAGTAGTAATATTGCTAATTAAAGCATTCTTTAAATTATAAACACGTGATGAATATATGGTTCCACTGAGTACTGTTTCTGTATATGTATAAGATGTTAAACTATAATCAGGACTATAAATATTATATTGCAAACTAAAAGTAATATTAGATGTTTTCTTTAAATATACTGGTAATTTAATTGATTCATCAGTAGGATTTTTTTCTATATTTTTAAGAGTTTGTGATTCATTAAATGTTTCGTATACATAATCAAATTTGTTTTTACTTAAATATTTTATGTAATTAATTTCTTTAACATATAAATATTCAAACTCTCCTGGATAATTAGGTGTTTTTAAATAATATATAGAACCAGATAAATCTATAGTACATTTTGTTATTTTATCAATATAAATATCATAATTATTAATATAAGTTGATAATTCTCCTATTTCTACTTTTACACAATATCCATTTGTAATTGTTTCAACTATCCCATTTACTAATATATTAAATTTTTTAAATATTTCAATTTCATTAGATGGTTTTTTATTTAAAATTGTTTGTTTATATATTGTTAAATCTAAATATTCAAATGTATTATCTATATTTAATTTAATTGGATAAATTTTATCTAAATAAAATTTAGATTTATAATTTTCAACAGGAGTAAATAATTTTAATTTATTTTGAAATCTAATTTGACATAAATGAGATACATATTGATTAGTTTCTATTTTTTCTAATAAAATATAATAACTATTATTATAATTTAAAAAATTTAAAGAACTATCATGAAGCAAAACATTATCTTTAAATATTAATGTATGTACGTTTAAACTGGGTTTTCCAATATTTTTTTGTGAACGCATAAAATTTTCTGTATTATTATCTAAATTTGTCAATGCTTTATAAATAATTTGTTCCGATTGTGTATCTTCATCTAAAATATAATAATAATCAAATTTATTAATATTAATTAATGGTTTTAAATAATTAACTTTATCTAATAAATAATTTGAATATATATTTTGTATATTTTTTTTACCAATATTAATTTTAAGGTTATTTATATTAATTTCTTCTAAATTTAAAGTATCGCTCAAAAAATTATCAGTAACTAAAAAATTGATGTAATTATTTCTATAAAATATATATTTTAATATTTTAATTACATTATTTATTAAAATTGGTTGATTAAAAAAAAAATTATATCCTACTACATCATTTTGATCACACTGAATATATTTTATAGTATTTTCTATAATTAATCTACCTATTATATAATTATTTTTTTTATTTTCAAAATAATATTGATTTTTAGGTAATTTTAAAACTCTGGTATATAATGATTTCTTATATAAATTATATTGCAAATCATCTAATTGTTTATAAAAGTAATCCGTTTCATATGTACTTGTTGTAAAATCTTTTTTTTTTAATTCAAAATAATAATTTATGTTTGTTAGATTATTATTTAATACATTACCTCCACCATCAAAAATTAAATTTTCCATAGTACAAGGTTGATAAGGATAATAAAATTTATAATATTTATCGTTATCAAAAGTTGTTGCAACTTGTATAAAATCATATTTTGTAAAATTAATTACATTATTAAAAATAAAAAGAATTTTATATCGAACATTATTATAAACTATGTAATCACCATTATTTAAAAAATAATTAAATGGATTATACAATTTATTATCTTTATAATATAAAATTATATTATTACCTTGGTTAATAGAAAAACTGTTGTTATCTATGTTATCTGAATCATTAGTCATTCTTATGAATCCAGCTAAACCAGTAGCTATAAAATTTGGTATTAATTGAATTGCATTAGATGGTACTGAAGTACCAGCACTATTTGTTGCTGTTACAGTAAAAGTATAAGCGGTATTATTACTTAAATCAGTAACTATTGCTGTTCTTGCTACAAAATTTACTCTTACTATTCCACTAGGACTACTTGATACATCATAGCTAGTTATATCTGTACCACCATTACTTGTAGGTACAGTCCAACTTAATTTAACCTGCCTATCACCAATAGTTCCTGTTAGATTTTTAGGTGGATTAGGTTCAATAT